AGCCAGCACGTTGGTACGGCTTCGGGGTTCGGCCGGGGTTTCCGTCTCGGTGTCCACGTCGATGCTAGCACCCATCTTGCCCATAACTCCGGCAACGTACTGCCGGACGGTAGGGGCCTTGGGGTTCTTCAGGTCGCCGAAGTTGGCGATGCTACCGTCAGGCAGCACAGCCTTCTCTCCACCATAGTAGGCAGCGGCGACCTTGTCTGGTGATTGGTCCCCGTACTTGTCGAACAGGGAGTCGATGAGGCGATTGCCTGCATCGGTAGTGTGGGCAGGATTGGAATGGTCATAGTCCGAAGGGATCATGCCGTTCTTCTTCATGCCCTCGAAGGTGCTCTTGGTCACCTGCATAGGGCCACGGGCACCCGCATAGTTCTCTTGCGAGGTGTCGGCCCGGCCATAGCTGGACTCTTGGCCGAAGATGGCCTGCTTGAGTTCGTCACGAATACCCATGGGGTTCCTTAGTAGATGTCAGGCTTGCGCCACTCTCGGGACATGGGTGTCCCTTCAATCTTCGGCTTCTTCGCCTGCTCTTGGATGTCCTTGATGCTAACCGTGTAGTTAACATTCTTGCCATCCTTGTACGAATTGACGTGCAGCACCGGGGCACCGTTGATGTCCGGCAGGCGGAACACCGAAGTGTACCATCCCCTGCTGGTGTCATTGGTGACCGTCTTGTGCCGTCCCTCGATGGTGGTCTCGATGAGCTTGCCAACGTCGTCGGTGGGGAAGGGCTTCCCAGCCTCATCCTTAGCTACCCGGGTGAGGTAGGTGAACATGCTCTCTTGCCCCTTGTTGTTCTCCCAGGCGTAGCCTCCCAAGACCTCAAGGCCCTGGTTCTGCTTAGCTTGGTTGTACGCCCGCAGGGCGGCTTCCTTATGGTTGCCACTCATGTACCCTGACCACTCTTCGATCTGGGGTGCCAGGACATTGAAGATGCGGTTAGCCTGCCCGTCTTTCAGGGCGATATCACCACCGAACACCCGACCGATCAGCCCGGAGTGTTCCGAGACGATGGCCTTGATGCTCTCCTCTGCGTCCTTCTTACCGACCGCCACGCGCCGGGCAGGGCCCAGGAACATGGAGCGGAAAGCACCTTCGACAGGCACACCATTCTGCTGGGCTTGGTACAGACCTTCGAGCTGCTTCTGATACTTGCTGTAGTACGAGTCAGCCACAAAGCGGTTAGCCCCACGGAGCTGGACGTAGCCGTCATACACCTGCTGCACCTCGGGGGTCCATGCCTCACCTGCCAGGGCGCCCTCGATGGTTGAGGTCAGCGCCTCCTTGACCGGCTCGATGACGTACCCGGGGTTGCTTGTGAGCACCTTGATCTTGTCCTGCGTGGTCGGGGCGTTGCGATACATGGTGTACGCAATCTCGTCCCGCTCATGCTTGGGCACACCGAAGACACCGACGAGGTTGCCCTGGGCCGTGGCTTGCTGCACCGCAGCTACCTTGGCGTCCTGGGCCTCCTGCTTCAGACCGGCCTTGCTCGCCACCGCAGCGGCACGCACCTGCGCATCGATCAGCTTGTCCTGGGCCTGGGCCACGGCAACGAGGCTGTGGGACAGGTACCCCGCCCGCTCCTCGGGCTGGATCAGCCACTGGGTACTCCCGGTAGCTCGCTGATAGGTCTGATTCACAGCGTCGATACGAGCTGCCAAGTCCCGGGTAGTGGCACCCTCGGACGGCTTGGATGCCATGGCACGAATCTCTGCCAGGGAATCGGAGTAGTCGAAGCTGTACTTGGTACGGAGCTTGGTCTCACCCGCCATCTTGGCAGCCTCCACCCTGCGCTGCTGGTCGGCAGTGAGGATGCTGGAGACCCCAGCCTTATCGAGGGCATTGACAGCATGGAGCTTACCCTCATTGGCGAAGTTGACGATGTTGTCGGCCACCATCTCGGTGTAGCCCTTCTCGTTCTGGTTCGCAACCGGAGCGATGTTGGCCTTGAAGGTGCCGATGACTTCTTCGTACTCTTCTGGGGTAGTGGTGCCCTTAGCCAGACCAGCGGCCGCAGACTGGAGCCGGTCACCAGAGGCGCGGAAGGAGGCGGTCTGTGCCGCCACTGCCTTCTCTTGCTGGTACCCGTAATGCTCTTTAGCTTGCCGACGCATAAGGGCAGGCATGCTTCGAGTGAAGCTCTGCATGACCGACATATCGGTAGCCATGTCCCCGGTCTGGGACTTCTCGATCTGCTTGAGGAAGTAGGCGTTAGCCTCGGGCCCGTTCAGTTGCCTGATGTTGGGCATGTCGTCTTCCATGGCAGCGACCACACTCTGCGCACGGGTCGAGCCCTCGTAGGCACGGGCACCTTCCACCACGTCGGCATCACCGAAGAGTTGGGAGTACCAGGGCTGTTCCTGGGCTATGTCCTTGACGGCCTCACCATGGGCGGCCCGCTGCATGCCAGTGAAGAACAGCTCAGTTTGCTTGCGGCGCAATGCCACAGCGGCCATGCCGTCCGTCAGCTTTACGATGGTGGACAGGATGGGGCTAGGCCCCTGCTCCCGGACACCGACGCCCTTGGTCTCGCCACCGATGCCGCCACCGATGATGCGTGCGGCAGACAGTGTGGCCTGCCCAGCGGGAAGCATGGGTGTACCGTTCGGGGTGTTGAACGCAAAGGTTACGTTCTGGCCCAGGCCCTCTGTAGGGGCCCCGTAGAGGTTGTCGTCGTTAGCCATTGCTTCCACTCCACAGGGAGTACGGGTTCACCTTCTCTTTGTCGTCGTAGTACGAGGAGGTCTTATCCCCCAAGCGCGTAGACCCGATGGACCAGTCGTTGTCCGAACTGGGCAGCTCGTCCTTAGACGGCGGGCCCTTGAACCCGAACTTGGCATTGCCCGCTGAGGACAGGCTGTAGGGGCTCTCATCCTGGGGCGTGGTCTTGGACCGGCTATCCCAGTTCTTCATGACATCCGCGCCCTGGCCCCCAACACCGAAGCTCTTGCCAACACCTTGAATAGCGTTGGCCCAGTGACTGAACACCGGGGTCTCTTGGGCGTAGTCGATGCCGTTGTCGAAGGTGTCGATGATGAGGGAGCTGTCCAGGCTTTGCACCGTTTGCGAGAAGATCATTCCCGCCCTGCGTGCTTGGTCATGACTAGCGTAGGCTGTCTGGTCTTTGGCGATCTGGTCAACGATACCCGAACGAATCCGGGTGCTAACGTCCACCATATCGGCTACCCCACCGATCATCCCTACAGCACCCGCCTGGGCAGCCTGTGCCCCCATCATCTCAGCGTCGCCGAGTGACCGGTTGATGTCGTCGTAGGAATGAGCGTCTACCTGTCTCAGGTAGTTCTGGGTGTTGGCCTCCAACTGCTCCCCACCGGCCTTCAGGATGCGCTGATTGTTCAGGCTCTGTTGCCAGCGGGCGAAGTTGTTGGTGGCTGCGGTGGCGGTATTGCGCCATTGCCGGGTCTTGTTCCCCGTCTCAGCATTGACCTTGCTGATCTTGTTGTTTGCCTGAGCCGTAGCTCGACCAGCTGAGCCTTGCAGCCAGCCGTCGATAGCCCCGACAATCATCTGAGCCCACCACATAGGCGTCTCCTAGAGTCGTTGTGTTCGATTGAAGAACTGGCCCACCCAGTCCATACCTGTGAGGGTAAGGGGCAACCACCTGCGGGACTTGAAGGTCACGATGTACTCCTCATTCGCATGCCCGATGGGCACGGATTGGGTGTACGTACCGATAGCCTCCTCGCCGACTACGTTGCCAGGATTGCCAACAATACGGGCGTTGTACTCCAGGGTGTTAGTTGCCAGACGGGCAGTGATGTCCACGATGATGCCAGCGCTCTTCGCCAGAGCCAGAAGCAGGCGGGTGACCACCAGTCTCCCGGTGAGGATAGCTTTCTCATTGCGGTCTTTGGCGTAGGGGTTGGTGGGGGTGAAGGTGGACTGGTAGCCGTAGCCCATACGTGGGTTAGTCCCATCGGGGAATTGCGCGTACAGGTCATCCTTGTTATCCCACGTATCCCCGATCATGTAGTAGTCGCTCGTGTTATCGAACGCCACGTACAAGCCCGGAGTGGTAGCGAGCAGGTAGCCAGTGCTGTTGGCCGGCCGTTGACTATCCAGGTAGGGGTACTTGGACAGCTCCGCAACCATAGGGGCCAAGTCTGCCACGATGTACAGCCTAGTAACCCCACCACCGTCGATGATCTTGCGGAGGAAGAACAAGAGCAAGCCCTCGCTGGTCTGCCGCATTCCGATCAGTGCCCCGACAGCCTCGTCGAACACCCAGCGATGCCACGCGTCCTGCACTCGGCCTTGCCCTTCCTTGTCCAGGTAGGTATAGACGAATAGCTGACCCCGCGCACCCGTAGTACGGACGAACAGGTGGGTAGGCTTGCTGTGGTTGCTCAGTTCGATGACCCGACCGGGTAGGTAGGTGTCGATCTGGCTGCTCATCAGGTAGGACTCGGGGCTCTCTGCGTTCAGGCCCGGTTGAATCTGGTTCACCGAGCTGGAGTTCTGGCCGACCTTGCCGTAGAAGATGACACCACCCACAGCCAGGGCCGGGGCGAAGTTAGCATCCTTGTGGGCAGACATGACAGGCATGTTGGCAGAGTTGGGGGTCATGGCGCTACGGCCCGACACCACGTACTGCTGCTTGTCACCGAAGATGACGAGGTCCTTGTCGTACAGCACCGAGAACCTGAGCACGTCATTGGCACTGGCCTCGCTCACCAGCTCAAGGCTGTCATCCGGCAGGACAGTCAGCAGGCTACGACGAAAGAAGTTGAGGTAGTCACCAGTCCGGCTAGCCCGGAGCACGCCACCACACCCTACCAAGAGGCGATCCTGGAAGGTACCCAGGTAGGTGATGATGCCGCCCACAAAGCTGGGCAGCGGGCTCGTATCCTTGTCGCCCACCACACTGGGTACGAAGCTGGGCGTGTCTGTGCCACCGGTAAGGGTGTCCAGTATTGCCTTGCTGCTGCCGATGTGGAAGTTGGTCCCGATGATCGTAGCCATTACCAAGCCCCCAGTGATCTGGTACTTGGTAGCCGCAGCCTCAACCCACTTCACTTCAGCCACAGGGTAGCCGGCAACGTTCTGGTTGTTGTCCACGGGATCGGCCCGCATGTAGAATGGATCAGCACTCTCGCTGGTCTTGATCTTCACCACCTTGCCGACCTTGTGGTATGGAGTGAGCCTGTCCACACTGCTGACTTCCTGGGCCACACCCCGCATGAGGGTATTGTCCCCGCCGTCGTTGACGCGGATGCCGATGACGTTCGTGAAGACCAACGTGCTATTGGCGATGGTGATGCCTGTCAGTCCTGCCGCTTCTGCTGCCAGCTTGAGCTTGGCAGCGATGTTGGCCGGGGTCTGGTCCGTAGCCGCATCCGAAATCCACTTTGTCACAGCGCTGTTATACGCCTCAGTCCGGAGCTGCACCGTGCGGGTGTAGGTGGGATTGGTGACCGTCTTGGCGTGGGTATACTTCAGCTCAATGTCTGTAGCACCCTCGTACATCGAATGGAAGTACATGATGGGGCTACCCGGAGGCCAGCCCACACTGCCCGGGGACGGGGTCGTGGTATTGACCACAGCCAGGGCAGACCCAGACTTGGTCACAGTCATGCCCGTGGGGCCGAAGGCGGCGTAATACAGCTTGTGCTGCCCGTTCTTGACGGATGCCACTTCCCGGGTCTCCTCCGTACCACCGGCGGGGTCCGATGCAATCGGGCTGAGGTCCGTAGTGTCCAGCAGGCCCGGGTAACCGGAGGCCATGGTGGTGTACTCGAAGCTCGTCTCGGTCCCACCCACACGGGTAACCGTGACCTGGAAGCGGCGGCCGTAGGCCCCGCCTCGCACCCACAGGGAGGTCACCGTACTCCACGTAGGATCGGTATAGACCTCGGTAGTGCTGGCCGTTGGTACGAGAGTGTTGCCGGCCATGAAGACGTACTTGCCAACGCTCGTAAGGGAGCTGATCCCGCCGTTGCTAAGGGTGTCCAGGGCAGCGTCCACGCCGGCCCGGTTGTACGTCAGGAATACTTTGTCCGTCCGGTTGTACACCTGGAGAGGCGGGAGGTTGGAACCCCCAGGACGCGCCGCGCTGCGATAGAGCAACACGTAATCCTTAGCCGCATAGGTGAACTCGTAGGTACGCCACGAGTCCGTGTCCGCAAGCAGGGAGTTGTACTCGGACTGCGGATTGGGCAGCTGTCGTTCCGTCAGCATGATGGTGCCATGCCTACGTGTGAGCCCGGTGACAGGGTCCGGCAGCATGTTCACCACCTCGGTGTGCTGACCGGGTGCCCGTTCGCTCGGGACTTGTTGACTAACCCCCTGCACGAGGGAGGCGGTAGAACCTGATGCCTTCATTGCTTATCCTGTCCAGCCCCTGAGCCGTTGGGTCGCACGCTTGATGCGCCACAGCCGGGGATTGTTGTCGAGAAGGTTGACTTTCCGCTTCCGGGTATCTTCCGCTTGGAAGATGGTGAAGCAGTTGTCACGCCACCCTGCCTTCTCCTGCCTCTTGGCGGAGTCTCCGTCATAGTTGCTTTGGAACTGTAGCACGGCTTCCGCTGCGATGTAGGCAGCAGCAGTCTCGGGCAAGTCCTCGAACTCGATGAGGCGGCGGATGGAAAGTGTGACGGGCTCCGTGAACACGTAGCTACCCGTCTTGGTGTTGTACAACCTACCCCCACGCTGGACGTACTCAGCCTTACAGGCGTCGATTTCCAGCAGGTCGTTGGGCAAGTAGATGAAGCTATCCACCACGTTGGGTGTGAGGGTAGCGTCTTCCTGATTGAACCACCGAGGCACCGATTGTGCGGTGCGGTTGATCCGATCCAGGGTGCTGAGGGCGTTGGAGAGGTAGGGGTGGTAGTCCGTCAGGGACGCCAGCTCAACCTCACCAAGGGTACCCAGCATCTCGTTAACTACGGTCAAGGTGTCCATAGTTCCTCCTACGCAAAATGCCCCCGGCCGGGTGGCACGGGGGCAGATGGGTGCCTTACGGCTTCTTCAGCGTGCCGGCGAAGGCGGCCACCGAGGGTGCCACACCGAAGGCGCGGTACGCGTCGATGAACCAGCTCTTGGACAGCTTGTCCCAGAAGACCTCGGGCGTCAGCGCGATGGTCTCACCAGCCAGCAGGGCTTCGGGAGCCCAGGCCACGGCGAGGTGCTTGGTGAAGTCGCCGTCGTAGGCGTTGCCGTTGCCGGCATTGGACAGGATGTTGCCCGTGATGTTCTGACCACCCGGGAAGTTGTTCGACGGGACAACCGCGACACCATGGGCCTTCAGCAGCATCTGCGGGATGCTCGTGCCATCGGCCGTCTTGTACTCGCTGTTGACGAGCAGCTCGGCCATCGACAGGGTGGCGAACTCCTGGTGACCCACACCGATGATGACACCGTCCGTCACCGGGTCCACGTCCTTCAGACGCATCTGGGTGATGAGGTCGACGAGGCCCTGGTACAGCATGGCCGGGTCAAGGTAGTCGTTGGCACCAGCCAGGGTGACTTGCGAACCACCGGTATGGCCGGCAGCCGTCAGACCGAAGCGGTTGGCCGTGAGGTCACCTGCCTTGATGGCCTGGATGAAGAAGGTCTGGTCGTACTGCTTCGCCAGTTCCTTGGCATGCTCCTTGGCAATCTCGGAGCGGGCGTCGTAGCTGGTCTGGAAGGTTTCCAGGACCGGCAGGGCGGCGCGGGCGATGATCGTCGTATCGATGGTCATCGAGGCCTTACCGAACTTCGTCGGCGTGCCGTTGGGGGTCTGGCCCGGGACCAGCGCTTGCAGCGTGGACTTGCCGACACCGAAGTTGGTGATGGTGTTGGTACCGCGCACCGTCTTGATGGGGATGCGGGGTGCCAGGACGGACTTGCGTTCCAGGGTGCCCTGCACCAGACCAGCGAATTCCTCCAGCATGAGGGCGGTGATACCGCCTGCACCGTTGGCTTGGCCCGGTCGCGTGATGCCGGTGACGTCGTCAAAAATACCCATTAGGGTCTCCTAGTTATGAGAAGCCGACAACCGGCGTTCTATTGCGGTACCAATTCACTTACCGACCCGGAGGGCGGCAAGGCGGCGGTTTTGCAGGGCAGCGTACTCGGTAGCACCCTTGCCTTCGAGGTCACCCCCGTACTTGCGGGCCAGGGCTGCAACCCCTGCTTGGTAGTCCTTGGCGGTCATGACCTCGACTGCACCCGGCGTAGCCTTGGCAGAAGGGGACTTGGCCGGGGCACCGTTGCGGTCGGCCTTGGCAACCCACTGTTCGTACAGGGCCTTAGCCATGGTCTTGGCAACCACCCCGCCAGCGGCGAAGGCAGCATTGACCTCGGCCTTTTCCTCGGGACTGGCGTTGGCACTGGCCCAGGTGCGGACCTGATCCCAGGTCTCCTTGCCACCCACAGCATTGGCGATGTCGTTGGCTAGCTTGTCGCTAGCGGCCTTCTTGCTGCCGGCTTGGGCAGCATAGGCTTCCTCGCCCAGCTTGACGAACTTCTGCCAGCCCTTGGCCTTGTCGCCGAGCTTGCCCATGGCCTCCCGGAGGGGACCGAAGTCACCCGCCTCGGCGGCCTTCATGGTGGCATGTTCGGGACCGAAGCCCAGGGCACCCACAAACTCCAGCGCCATGTCCAGACCGGTGTTGCCGGTCGGGTCGTAGGTGATGGGGGTAGCCTCCAGGCCTTCGACAGCGGGAACCTCTTCCAGTTCCAGCTTGGGCGGTTCGCCGGGGGCCGGTGCGGGGAGAGTAGGTGCCGGCGGTGTGGGGGCTGCCGGGGGAGTCGGGGCGGGAGGCGTACCTGCGGGAGGTGTGGGTGCGCCGGGGACAACTTCAGTCGTCATTGTGTTCCTTGTTCAGGTAGTACCTTGCTTTGGTTAACGGCGGCCTGCTCGGCCACGCGCTGCTGTGCTTGCTGGTCCAGCCACGCCTTGTACTCATCCTCACTTTTCATGAGGGAGCGGAGGTCGATGCCCCGGCCATTGCCTACGAAGTCCACCAGCTTCTCATACTGGAACCTACCCACCAAGTCAGGCGGAAGGGCCGAGAGGTTGGCGAGGTCAGTCAATGCGAGTCGCAGGTTCTCCAGGTCCGAGCCACGGGACAGCGCATCCAGGCCGGTGATGACCGTATAGGTCAGGTCGGACTTGAGCAGTTCCTTGTCGATACCCCTGATGAGCCAACGGGCCACAGGGCCTTGCAGCATCCGGCCAAGCATCGAGTAGACCCCACCATAGGCGGACTCCAACTCTTGTGCTTGCTGGCGAATTTCCTCGGCCGTGACCCGCTCTGCATTCCGGACAGTGCCGGAGAACAGGAGGAAGCCTTGGGAGAGTTGCTGCTCATAGCGGGTGAGCACGGTGTCTGCTACCGTGATGGACTGGGCGTTACCCACCGTCACGGAGTCGATGTCCTCGGGCCTACCTGGGAGCGCATCGCCATTGCGGGACTTGTTGAAGTCGCCCGCACTGGTCATGCCGGTGGGATTCACCAGCCAACGCATCTCAGTGCCGGCCACGGCACCGTCCACCACACCCTCGGCCATAGCCGAGCAGGCTTCCAGCGCACCGATGTACTCTTCGACCAGACCAGTGCCGTAGTCGGCTTCGTCCGTCAGGTCCCATGCAAGGGCATGATAGGGCATGTCCTCGGAAGACCACCTAGACTCAAAGGCCGGACCCAGCTTGGTGGTGTTCACCCACTGGGTCATCTCGTACTTCTTCTTGTCGTTGTCCCACTGAATCCAGCGGTAGTGGCACACCTTGCTGTCAGGGTTGTGCATGCCAGCCAACTCGGTCTGGGCCTTGTGGTCCAGCTCGTCGAACAGCACTTCTTCCTTGATGACCAGGGTGATGACCTTGCCCAGGCAGTTGCGCTTGACGACATAATACTTGAGGCCCATGGCCCGAAGCTCGTCCCCTTCCTCACACAACAGGGCATTGCCTGTGACTATGAGGTTGCGCATGATCTGGTACAGTTTGGGGCGTTGTCCCCTACGGTCCAGCAGAGCCACGGCTTCACGTTCGATCTTACCCAGACCTTGGGCCAGATCGCTCTCGTCCATGTTCAGCTTCTTCAGGTCTGCCTGCGTAGCCCTTCCTGCCCCTGCTCGGAAGAACGGGCGGGACGGGCTAAACATGGTAGCCATGAACTTGTTGGTCAGGTGGTTTACGCACCTTGCACCAATGGACTGATAGTCGGTGGACTGCTCCATGCTCATCAGGTCTACCCCATCAGGGAGCATGACCTTGACGATGGTGAGAGCAGCGTACCGCTCACACCGCAGGAGGAGACTGGACCTGAGAGAGTGCAGGGCCGACCATGCCTCTTCGGCAGAGCGGTATGCCA